CTCCGAGTTTATAGCCAAAGCAATGCCTGTCGCAGAAATCCGTAAAGCGCTTCTGACCGCTAAGGCGATGGCTGACGAAGCCTCGGTCATTGCCTCGCAAATTCCCCAAACCACCGCTGTATCGACCGAACCAAAAATCGACACGGCAGCGATCTACGCATCCCGCAACAACCAGAAAGGATAAAAACTCATGACTGAACTAACAGAAGGTCAACACAAGGCCGAATTCCTTGTCTCCGAGGCCAACGGCACAGTTTCAAGAGATGTCGTTACGATTCTCGCAGGACAGAATCTTAAGGCAGGTCATGTGCTCGGCCAAATCAGCGTTGGCTCCGCCACGGGCGCAGCTGTCAGCGGCAATACTGGCAACGGCACGCTTTCCTCCGTGACTGTTGGGGCAAAGGCAAGATCCGGCATTTATGCCGTGACTTGTGTCGAGCCTGCAACAGGCGGCGGTACATTTCTGGTCGAGGCTCCAGATGGAGTCACGGTCGGAACGGCGCATGTCGGGGCTGCCTTCAACACCGAAATCGGCTTTACGATCTCAGCGGGAGCAACGGACTTTGTATCGGGCGACCGTTTCAACGTCACGGTGTCGAGCGGGTCCGGCAAATATAAGGAATATAATCCGGCCAACACGGATGGTTCTGAAACTGCCGTCGCTCTTCTGCTCGATAATATCAATGCGACCGCCGCCGACGTCTCTACGGTGGCCATTGTTCGTCAAGCCGAAGTAAATGCCGCCGAGCTGATCTGGTTTTCGGGTGCAACTCAGAACCAAATCGCAGTCGGCCTAAATCAGCTGAAACAACAAGCCATCATTGCGCGTTCGGCCATCTAAGCCGGACGCAGTCCCTCCCCACAACGGAAGTCCACGCCCGTCTGCAGAAGTCGCAGATGGTAATGGGACACCGTGTCTTACAGAAAGGTAATCTTCATGACTGTTCTCGACATCTTTAATAACAACGCTTTCTCGGTCACCTCGCTGACAGATGCAATCAACAAAATGCCGTACAAGCCCGGTCAAGTCGGTGGGCTTGGCCTTTTCAGGGAAAGCGGCGTGGCCACAACTTCGATTATGATTGAGGAACGCGAAGGAACGCTGGCCTTGATCCCCACAAGCCCGCGCGGGAGTCCTGCTACGCAAAACAAGCACGGCAAACGCAAGGCGCGGTCGCTGGTCGTTCCGCACACGGCGCTTGAGGACACGATCATGGCCGATGAAGTTCAGGGCGTGCGTCAGTTCGGAAGTGAAGCCGATCTGCAAAGTGTTCAAACCATCGTCAATGATCGTTTGGGCGAAATGGCGGACAAGCACGACATCACTTTGGAACATCTTCGCCTTGGCGCAATCATGGGCAAGATTTACGACTCCGATGGAGCGACCGTTCTTTATGACCTGTTCGATGAGTTTGGCGTCACATCTTACGACGACATCAACTTCGACCTTGCAAACACGAGCGCTAAGAAAGGCGCGATCAAGCTCCATTGCCACAGCATCAAGCGAAAGATCGAAAATGAGCTGGGTCAAGTTCCCTATACGGATATCCATGCGCTTTGCTCGCCGACATTCTTTGATGCCCTTGTTACTCACGATGAAGTGACAAAAGCTTATGATCGGTTTCAGGAAAGCGTCTTCTTGCGGACCGGGCAGGCACGCGGACAATTCGATTATGCGGGCATCGTGTTTGAAGAATATCGCGGTTCCGGGGAATGCTCAATTGAGGAAGGCGAAGCGCATTTCTTCCCTGTTGGGGCACAAGGACTGTTTCGTCAATACAACGCGCCCGCCGATTTTGTCGAAACCGTCAACACCATCGGCTTGCCGCGTTATGCCAAACAAGCAGTGGATGATGAGTTTGGGCGGTGGGTGAAGATGCACACGCAAGCCAATCCGCTCCCGATCTGCACGCGTCCAAAAGTGCTGATCAGAGGAAAGGCGGCAGCCTAAGATGAGCTTCGACGGCATGATCGCGGCGCTCTTTGCCGATCCTTTTCTGGCAAAGGACGCCGCGTATCTGCCCGTGGGCGCATTGGAAACCTACAAAATCCGCACCATCACAAAACAGCCGGATACGCTGACGGCCTTTGGCGGAGGGCATATCCATTCTGAAACGGCTTTGTTCGATGTTCAGGCGACAGACGTCCCAAATCCAGCAATTGGCGATCAAATGACAGTGGATGACGTGACATACGCCATTCAGTCCGAACCGACTGCCGACCGTGAACGTCTGGTCTGGACGTTGAATATGGCGGTGGTCGAATGAGCCTTCGCCTTTTGGCTGCGCTTCAAGGCGACTTGAAACGGATAATGGCGGACGAGTTGAAAACGGCGGAACAGGCCGTTACATCCGGCGTTAGGCAGGCCACGGATGGCCTAAAAGGCGAGCTGCGCAACCAGATATCCAGCGCAGGCCTCGGCCAAAAGCTGGCCAACACATGGCGTGGACAGGTTTATCCCAAAGGCGGAGCAAGTCTCAACGCGGCGGGCTTTGTTTGGAGCAAAGCGCCGGAGATCGTAAGCGCCTTCGGCAATGGCGTCACTATCCGGTCAAGTCACGGCTTCTTTTTAGCTATCCCGACCGAGGCCGCAGGTAAATCTGCGATGGGCAAACGCATCACGCCGGGACTTTGGGAACAGGCCCACGGCATGCGGCTTCGCTTCGTTTATCGACGCGGTGCTGTTTCTCTGCTGGTGGCCGACAACATGCGGGCCAGAACCGGAAAACGTGGCGGATTTTCTGCGGCAAGCACCTCGGCTTTGCGGACAGGGCGCGGGTTGACGACCGTTCCGATATTCCTTCTGGTTCCTCAGGTAACATTGCGCAAGCGATTTGACATCGACAGAGCCGCTAATAAATGGACGGCACATTTGCCGAGCCTCGTCATTCAAAATTGGGAAGGAGGTTCGAGCCAGTCATGACCAAGCGCGAAACCATCCTTCAAGCACTCTTTACCGCGTTGCAAACCATAAAAGGCCCCCTCTTTCTGCGTAATGAGCCTTTGCCGGAAAAGGTTCCGGCTGGAGGTTTGGTTATTCTCCGTGACGGAGATCCCGGTGAACCAGAAGTGATGTTGTCACCGCTTTCCTATTACTGGAACCATACGGCTTTGGCAGAAGTTCTTGTTCAACACACCAGCGCTGTGCGTCGGGACGCAATGTTAGACAATCTTTTTCAAGATATCGCGGCAGCGTTGGCCATCGATAACACCTTGAGCGGGCTCTGCGACCGCGTGACGCCTTTGTCTCCCGACACAAGCAATCTTTCAATTGATGGAGCACCGAGCGTCAAAGCCGCGATCATTCCCATCGAGCTTATCTACACGACCGACAGCCAACTCGGCTGACTTTTCCCTAACAATGGAGGCTTAACATGGCACGTGCCTATGGCGCGAACGCCCAACTATTGGGCTCTTTCGAAGCAACTTACGGAACATCTCCCGCTGGAAACTATATTAAGTTTCCATTTGTATCCTCAGCGTTGGGTTCTGAACAAAACCTAATCGCCTCCGACCTGTTGGGCCAAGGGCGCGATCCGGCTCAGCCCATGCGTGACGTGATCAATGTCGATGGCGATGTGGTTGTGCCTGTCGATCTGCGAAACTTTGGGCATTGGCTGAAAGCTTTGCTTGGCGCACCTACAACCAGCGGCACGGGGCCGCACATCCACTCTTTCGTATCGGGTGCTTCGGCTTTACCAAGCCTATCGCTTGAAGTTGGCATGCCGGAAGCATCAGCCTTTTTTATGAACATGGGCGTTAGGATCAATTCGATGCAATTGACCTTCGCCCGTTCCGGTGGCGCAAACGCAACATTAAACTGTATAGCCCAAGGCGAAAGCCGAGCGGCAACTAGCGCCGGAGGCACACCAACAGTCGGTGTGCTTACGCGGTTCAACCAGTTTCAAGGCAGCGTAAAGAAGGACGGAACACAGCTCGGCAACGTCACAGGTGCGCAGCTGACTTACACAAATAACCTCGAAAAGATTGAGACAATCCGTTCGGACGGCAAAATTGATGGAGCCGATCCGACCATCGCCGGATTGACGGGTTCCATCGACGTGCGCTTCGCGGATACGACGCTGATCGACGCGGCGACAAACAACACGCCTGTGGAGTTAGAGTTCGGCTACGTCATCGACGCTAGCCGTTCGCTGATCTTCACGGCACATCAAGTCTATCTGCCCAAACCGAAGCTTTCTATCACAGGCCCCGGCGGCGTGCAGGCCAGCTTCAACTGGCAGGCCGCCAAGCCCGATGCGGGGCAAATGCTGACCGTCACCCTGACCAACGATGTGGAGAGCTACACATGATCCGTCTTGATTTAAAAAGAGAGCCTCATTGGCTCGACCTTGGCCACGGCGTGCGTGTGCATGTGCGCCCCGCCACGACAGCGCTCGTCATGGCCGCGCGCGTTACCGCTCTTAAAGAAAACGATGGCACAGCCGATGCTGGAACGCGAAGCGCGGCGCTGATCAAAAAGCTGGCTGAGCTTGCGATCATAGCTTGGGAAGGCGTTGGCGACAGCGAAGATAATCTCGCCGAAGTCACGCCGGAAGCAGTCGCCGCGCTAATGGACTTATGGCCCATAGCGGACGCATTTGAACGGCTCTATCTCGGCCCAACGCTCATTTTGGAACAGGAAAAAAACGGTTAGAGGCTCGCTGCAAATGGCACTTCGGCGGCGGGCCTGAATACTGCGGTTCATGTGCAGATGCAGGCCTGCCCTGCAGTAAGGGCAAACCAAACAAAAACGGCGAGCTTTGTCCCTACTGCGCGAACGAGCCACAAACGATGGAGGGCTGGGAAGCGTGGGACATCGCCCTACGCTGCGCTAGCCAGCTTCGCATGGCGCAATTCGCCGTGATCGGTATCGACATGAACGCCGCGCTGAAGATTGCAGAAGAATTGGGCTATGATAAAACTTCTGCAACAACGCTTCTGCTTGCGTGCGAATGCGGCATTGTTTCATCCGTAAATCAAAAAAACACTGAGCAACCTGTGTAAAATTAAACCTTTATACCGTTCCTTCTTTTAAGATTTTGAGGATATCTGAAATTTTTGCTGGAGATGTCTTGCCAACAAGGAAACGGTTTGCACACTCATCCATTTGTTGCTGGGTTGGCTTCATTTGTGCGTCTATGCCTTTACGAATTTGCTTCCGCATATATGTTGTATTTTGCATACCTTTTGACTTGCCTTCGAGGAGGGTTTCTGAAAGCAGCCTTTCCTTTCTTTGCCTTTTCCCTTTTCCAAGACAGTCATTTTGAATATATTTTGCATAGCTAATAATGAAATGCTGTTCTGAGTTATAAAATATGAACTTGTCGCTAATAACCTTGCTTGCTTCGTTAAGATTCCTTGTTTCTAATAATGTTTTTAAGAAAGGCACTGCTCCGTCCTCAACATCACCAACAGTGATTGTATCTTGAGGCGCAAGTAAGCCAAAGAAGGGCGTAGGACGAAGGATGGAAATTGGCCTTATAAGATTAAGGCCTTCACAAGCAGTTACAAAAACAAATAGATTATTCTCTGTATTTACATTGATACCCTCAAACTTCTCTATCAGCTCCTTCCATACAATTTGTTCACCAGAACTTCCGATTTCCAGGCCGTTCGGATTACCATGCATGTCTAATTGTAATATCGGACGCAAACCACCTGCTGTTGCTGTCTTGATGTCTTCTAGCAGTAGGAATAGTTCTTCTTTGCTGCTTATTTCATTATGTTGAAAATTGATACCCGTAGACTGAGAAAGTCCCGTCAAATCTTCTGCAATTCTGTTTGGAGTGCCTTCTTCACCAAGTCTGGCGGCACTTACCAAGCGAATGGCATTACAGACGAATGTCGATTGGAATTGTATTGGCAAGAGAGTTTCCCTCTTTTAACGGCAATCGCAAGATCTACAGGGTAATGACGGTTTTATCTGCGAACAAGGCTTAAAAAATGTCTGAACGCAATCTCTCCATACGCCTTTCCGTCATGGAGGGGGGCAAGGTCAAGGCCGAGCTGAAAGAGATCGGGGAGTCCGGCGAAAAGTCGCTCAAGAAGATCGAGCTTGCCGGACAGCCCGCCTCTAAAAGCCTTTTGGCCCTGAATGCCGCCGCCAATGACGTGCGCGGTTCGGCCATCGGGCTGACCAGCCATATTGGGCCATTGGGTTCGGCTATGGCCGCATTGGGTCCAGCGGGAATCGTTGCGGGCGCTGGCTTGGGCGCGATGGTCATCATGCTCAAGAAGAGCTTTGAGGAAGCCGCTCTGGCCGAACAAGCGCAAAACCGCCTTATGGGAGTGCTTCGCGCCACAGATTATGCTTCCGGCCTTACGGGAAAAGAACTGGCCGAGATGGCCGAGGAGATGGAACATTCGACGTTGACCAGCGCCGAGTCTGTTAAAAACGCGGCTGCTATCTTGGCGACCTTCCGCTCTGTCTCAGGCGACACCTTCAAACAGGCCATCCATCTTGCTCAAGATATGTCCGCCGTATTTCAGCAGGATCTATCTTCATCGGCAACACAGCTCGGCAAGGCGCTGGAAGATCCCGTTGAAGGCATATCGGCGTTAAAGCGTGTGGGCGTTTCCTTTTCGGACTCGCAACGCGACGTTATTAAGAGCTTGGTCGAAACTGGACAAAAGGCCGAAGCGCAAAAGATCATCCTTGCCGCACTTGAGCAACAAGTCGGTGGTGCCGGGGCTGCGGAAACTCAAGGCCTGACCGGAGCCACGCACCGCATGACGGTGGCTTGGGGCGATATGCTTAAGGCAATTGGCCAAACGGAAGCCGTTAGTGGAAGTGCCCAAGCTGTATTGCAACAGCTTGCGACGACCTTTGAAGTTACGACCGAATGGTTCAGCAAAGCCCCTCTAGCTGTCCAACTGCGCGACGCCAAAAACGAACTGGCCGAGGTGCAAAAAGAACTGGATTGGCTGCAAAAACTGCCTTCTGCCGTTCAGCCGCTTTACAAAGGCAATACGGAAGTTCGGCAGAAGAAAGCCGCCGAACTCCGCGCAGAGATCGAAAAGCTGACTAAGGCAGAAGAAGTGGCGGCCGCCGAACGGACCAAAGCTGAGGCCGGGCGTGCCACGGCAGAAAAGCAAGGCCGCGCCGACCTGCTGCTTCAGCAGCGTAAAGGCATCGACGAAGCTCTAGCCAAATTGGTTGACGATCCCTCCGAAAAGATTGCCAAGATTAATGACGAGCTTGAAAAAACCAAGCAGCGTTTGGAAAACTTACGCGAAAAGGATGGCAGCAGCAACGCGGGTGTCGATGTGGCGATCAAGCAGGCGGAAGAGCTTGCGCGTCGCCAAATTGAGGTTATTCAAAAGCCGATTACGGAAGCAGCCCAGAAAGAGGCCGACGCCAATCAGAAAATCATCGATGATCTGAAACAAAAGCTGCTTGGCATCAGCAACGAACGACAAGCCTTTATTGATCAAGCTGTCAGCCGCCTTTCCAGCAAGGCTGGCAATGCTGAAAAAGCCCAGACTCGCAATCTGGCTGCTCAATTGTTTGATCAGAAGTCTTTTGCCGAAGCGCAGAAGATTATTGACGATCTTATGCGGCAAACGGACAAGCTGGGCGACAAGCGCAAGGCGTTCGTTTCCGATGCGCTGGCCAAATTACCGGAAACGGCGACGCAAGAACAAATTGACCGCGCCAAGCAGTTAGCAACGGCGCTTTATACCCAAACCGAGGCGCAAGAAAAGCTCGACAAGCTAAAACAGGAAGGCAAAGAGCTTACGGACGGAGCCAAAACCGCCACGGAAGCCTATGCCGACAAGATCGCCCGCTTGAACGAGCTTTTAAATGCCGGAGCCATCAGTCAAGAAGTTTACAACAAATCGCTGACTGGCGCAGGCGACGAGCTTCTCTCCAAGCGCACAGACCCCGAAGCGGGCATTCTGCGTGCGTTTAAGAATTACGAAAAAGGCGCGACAGATACAGCCTCTGCCATCGAAACCGCCTTTACCGACGCGATGAAAGCGACCGAGGACGCCATCGTGAACATGGTCACGTCCGGCGAAGTTAGTCTCAACGGGTTAAACGATCTCGCAAATAGCATAGTTGCCGACATCACGCGCATGGTGGTGCAGCAATCAATTACTGGGCCGTTGTTCAAGTCCATGAGTTCGAGCCTTGAAAGCGGCGGCTTTATGTCCGACATCATCGGTTCATTTTTTCATGAAGGGGGCTTGGTTGGCGAGGCTACTTCCACAAGGCAGGTTCCCGCTTATGTGTTTGCCGGAGCGCCGCGCTACCATTCAGGAGGTATCGCAGGGCTGCGGCCTGACGAAGTTCCGGCCATATTGCTACGAGGAGAACGGGTTATCCCCAAAAACGGTCACGCATCCAGCCCTATTAACCTCGTGATGAACATATCAACGCCTGATGCCAATAGCTTCCGAGCTAGCCAAGCACAAGTTTCAGCGGAGGCCGCGCGTGGGATAAGTCGTGCAAGGAGAAATTTATGAGACACCTTGTTCTTTATCTATTTTATTCAATTTTGACTGGGCGATATCAATTTCATTTTGGTGATATGCAATCTTCTCTCTCAAACGATCTGGATCATTAGGTCCATCATCATTCAGCAGACGGACGCCATCATCCAAAGCTTTTTTTATAGCAACGCCTTCTAATCTACGACGTACTGCATCCTCGGATAACGAAGGATCGCCTGTTGCAAATATCTCAAGGCTCGCCCCATCGTTCTTTATTATAGCTTGGTGCAAACGATGCTCACACTCGACACCCTTTGTAGGACGACGATACTCATAAAGACGCCGAGACAGATTTCGTGTTTCCCCAATATAACACCGTCCGTTTTTTAGGGTTATCCTATAGAGGCCGGGTAACTTGGGAACCTTTGGAAATTTAGGCCATCCCTTTTCACAAATGAGAACCCTGCCAGCAGGTTGCCAAGATACTTCTGTCTTCATGCCCCCCCCCAGATTCACTGCTTCAATATATAATGAAAAAGATCGAAGAAAACCATGACCTTCCACGAAATCCGTTTTCCGGACGACATTGCCTATGGGGCGACGGGCGGGCCGGAGTATCTGACGACTGTCGTTTCAATGGCTTCGGGGCATGAGCAGCGCAACGCTAACTGGTCGGCGGCGCGGGGCAAATGGAATGTAGCCTCTGGCTTGAAACATCAAGCACAACTTAACACGTTGATCGCCTTCTTCCGCGCGCGCAAAGGCCGAGCTTATGGGTTTCGGTTCAAGGATTGGACGGACTACCGCGCCATAGGTCAAGCCATTGGTACAGGCGATGGGACAACAAAGGCTTTTCAATTGGTCAAAAGCTATGTGTCCGGCTCTAGCAGCGAAACGCGCACAATCACAAAACCCGTGTTAGGCACAGTCGTCCCTTACCTTGGAGGAGTCAAACAAACCTCCGGTTGGTCGATCAACACGGCAGCTGGCGTTTTGGCCTTCACGGTCGCCCCGGCGCAGGGCGTTTCTGTCACGGCGGATTTTGAGTTTGATGTTCCCGTTCGCTTCGACACCGACAGCATGGCCGTAACCATTGAGCAAATCGATCTGCATCAATGGTCGGATATTCCCATTATAGAAATCCGCGTATAGGTTTGGAGCTCGGCGTTTCAGGAAACACGCGTGATGGAACAGTAATTTATTTGGGCAACCAGACGAATGGTCAAAGAGTTAAAAATTCATTAACAGACATTGTTAATAACCATATTTTGTGGTATAAAGAAAAAAGGACGCTACAGGTGGTTCTGTAGACGCCCTTATCTCTAACCGCGTTGGTAGCGCGGGGGGAGAAGATAGGAAGGGTATGCTTCCTAGGAATCAGTCTAGCCCTAGGAAATCCTGTTTTCAAGCCCCGCATTATTTTCGCGGCGCAACAAAGAAAAGGATACAAGAAATGTCTAAGGTTGATTCGGTAACATTACAGGACGCGGCCAACAATAAGTATGAATTTGGTGTTTATACGCCGGATACGGATTGGGCTGACATTGGAACTGTGTATGGCTTTCTAAAGAAAAACGCCGGTAATTCGTACCACATCCTGTATATAGGGAAAGCGGCTTCGATGTGTAACCGACAGGACGATCACGAACGGTGGAAAGAAGCCACCAGAAAAGGCGCGAACCACATCATGGCCTGCGTCATTAAGGATGAGAGGACGAGACAAGCCGTAGAGAAGGCTTTAATCTCTTTTTATCAGCCTGAGATGAATACACAATACACGAAGCAGGAGACGGCGGGCAGATCTGGTCTCTATCGATAAGTCCTTCGTGGAAGAGATTGAGGCGATCAGAAATGACCGCCTCGATTTCTGGCCTTAAGAAACGAAACAGCATTCCGCGAATAAAGGCAGAGAGCTTCATCTGAGTGTCCTTCTTAGGCTCTTCGGGTACGACTGCTATTCTGTGGTACTATTTTGTTAAAATAACATTAAGCGTCAAAATAATTCCTCTTCTTGTAGACAGTTGGCTCTCGCATTACTGGCAACAGGACTTTCTATGAAAACAGCAACCGCCCAACTCGCCGCGCATATCGCGGGCGAGACGACCACGCTTGCAACCTGCTGGAAAGTCACGCGTAAGGATGGGGCCGTGTTCGGCTTCACTGACTTCGACCGCGATCTGACTATTGATGGGATTGTCTATGAAGCACGGACGGGCTACACGCGCTCGGCCATTCATGCAATTTCGGATTTGTCAGTGGACAATCTCGATATCGAAAGCGCTCTGGACAGCGATGCCTTGGCTTCACCCGATCTACGAGCGGGCATCTGGGACAACGCCGAAGTTCTGATCTTTCTGGTCAATTGGAATGCCCTGTCGCAGGGTAAAATCATTCTGAAACGCGGAACAATCGGACAGATCGAACTTAAAGATACGGTTTTCAAAGCCGAACTGCGTGGTCTGACGCAGGCGCTCTCTCAACAGATTGGCGAACTGTACACGCCGGACTGCCGCGCCGATCTTGGCGACACGCGCTGCAAGATTGATCTGGCCGCGTTAACGGTTGCAAGCACTGTGACTGCGGCAACGGATCATTACGGCTTTACCGATGCCGCGAGAACAGAAGTGGATGAATATTGGAAAAGCGGGCTTATCACATGGACAAGCGGCGCAAACATTGGACGCAAGATGGAAATTCGCAGTTTTGCATCAGGCGTCTTTGATCTGTTTCTTCCGA